ATGGAATTTTATCTTGATACTGCTGGGTATGGGAGAATAAAAGGTATGACTTATGACAGGTTAATACTTGGAGCAGATGGAGTAGCCTATACAGGCATATATGGAGGAGGAACAACCAGATGGGAGTATCTTGAAGTCGGCAACAGGGGAAGTGGGACATTTTATTTTATGGGAGATGGTGCTGATTCAATTATGACTGCCTCTTATAATAATCTTATTTATGGCTGGGATAGAGGAGGTAATGATACCGATATGTCACACACAATAGAATTTCTTGGTTACAATAATAACCACGAAGAACATAATTATTTTGAAGTTGGCGGGATAACAGACCATTCGGTAAACGGAGATACACGATACGCAAGGTTTTTCTGCCCTTTACAATTTACACAGACCGACGGTAATGAATTTATTGATAGTATAGATGACGGATATATAGACTATCGAGCCACGACAGGGCATAGGTTCGGAGATGGAACTAATCAAACAATGTTTGAAGCAGACGGGACGCTTGAGTTTAACGGTACAGCTACGGTATGGAATGATCTGCAGTTTCAAGTATCAAGTGCCAGAACAAATCCCGCTAATGTCTCACCTACTTGGGAAACCTTTACACCCACAACTTCTGAATACGCTTTTAGCGTAGATGACCAAGTGGATACCTATGCTAACGAAATACCTCATTGGTGGAAACAGGGTACTACTGGCAACGCCCATATGCACGTAACAACTAAAGCAGTTCCCGCACAGGAACAAAAAGCTCGATTCACAGTAACATTTGCTTATGCCGATACTGACGAGGTTTGGGTTGAAGCACCTTTAACAGCAGAATTAACTATTCCAATTAACACTTTAGCACTTACTAATTTTTATCTTGATTTAGGCAATATAACTCTTACAAATTATCTCATGGAAGCACAAATGAGATGCAGAGTAGAGAGAGTAGCAAAATCTGCGGGCGGAACTGAATATGTAGGAGATATATTTATTACTCAAGTGGGAGTGCATTTCGAAAAAAACACTCTCGGAAGCAGAACAGAAAATGGAAAATAGGAGGAAGTATGAAACAAATAGTTTTAATAATAATGATTTTGTGTTTCGCAGTAAGCGTACAGGCCCAAGAATATACAATGACTAAAGTAAGTGACGCTGAGGCTGCAGTTATGCAAGACGGAAAGGTTGTTGTAGAAGCTAAAAACGCAAGATATTCTTATCCTGCATATGCTGATGCCATAGATAAAGACGGTAAAGAAGTTGTTATTATAGCTCATATTAGAGTTATTGAAGAAGAACAGGTAGATAATAATATTACAGAAGCACAGGCGATGAAAGCGGCTATTGCAGTAATACAATAGGGGGATTTATGGCTATGTGCGAAAAGCATGACGCTACTATGACTCGGTTATTTGACGAAATCAATGAATCTAAACTTGAGTTAAGAGAAATCAATACAAAGCTAGACGCCTTTATTGAATTTAAAGATTTGATGCACAAGATCGTATTCGGGAATGGCAAGGAAGGCATGGTATCAAAAGTTAATAAAGTTGCCTCACAAATAGTTTTGCAATGGGGATTGTTCGTTGTCATGCTTGTGATGATTGTGGGAGTATTCTTAAAAAAATAAGGAGTTAAAATATGATATTATCTCAATTAAGATTATTGGCCAGGGCGATGATTCCTGGGGCTAAAATTAGTGTAGTAAAAAACTCTGTATTGGATCTGCTCTTAAATGAGGGTGTGAAAGATATTGCCGCGTTCACGTTATGTTTGAAGGCTAATAAGAAGTTTAATGCGAAGGAAGATAAGTTCGAGTATATTTTGTCTGATGAAATAGGCGACTTCTTAGGGGTGGATAAATCCGGCTTATGGTGGTATAACGGCACACAATGGAGGGAAGTGTTCCCAAAAACCCTTAAATGGCTTGACGAAAATAAACCTAATTGGCGCAGTTTACCAAGCAGTGCGGGCGGACGGATTCTTTGTTATAGCATTGAGGCTGATGTCTTAACCGTTCACCCTACCCCTGGGGAAGACGGAACGGATTATTTCTGGTTATATTATGGAGCCGCTCCTAACCCCATGACCGCGGAAGGCCATTATCCTTTTACTGGGTCCACAACGGAACTGACTCAATTAAGCATATTCGATATAGCAATTATTAAATATGCAAAATGGTTGATACAACCTATGTTAAGCAAGGATCAGCAATCAAGTTTATCTAAACAGGAGTATGAACAGGAACGCGCTGAGAAGAACGCTATATTTTATAGGCGTAAAGATATAATGGCTAGTCCGGGCGCAAAAGCTTCTGGCCCCAGGGTGGGAAAATGAGGAAACTATTCTCAACTATTCTTATATTATTAATGTCTTCCAATTTAGCAATAGCGCAGCAGGACCGTTTTTGGACGATATCTTCATTTGAAAAAGGTTTAAATTCCCATATATCTCCACTTAACACGCCTAAAAATCAAGGAATAGACGCTCAGAACGTGCGAGTAAATAAAAGGTATTCAGCCCTGGGTAAGCGAGAACCTCTGATTACTGTGTGGGATGCGGGATCTGCTACTATAAATACCTTGCATAGATATTACAAAAGCGACGGTACTTTTAAGACTATTCTGACCACTAGCACAACGGTTGACATAGGGGATTCCACAGGAACAGGAACAACAAATATATTAACTGGAGTGACTGACGGTAAGCGATGGCAGTTTGTTACATTTAAAGATGTGGCCATTGGGACCAATGGATTTGATAATCCCATAAAATATGATGGTAAGACTACTACCACGGCTAATACAGATGGTGCCAGGTCAGCAGGTGAGCTATGCGCTGAGTTAGGCGCTCCGTTTGCTGAGCTTAATACAGGGACCGATTTAGAGGCGTCTAAGTGGTATCAGTACAAAATGCAGTTTTTAGTAAGCGGGGTAAGCTATTATTCTGATGCAAGAAGTAACCCTTTGCTTACAGGTGCAGCAGTCTACAATATTGCGCTTACAGATATCCCTATAGGCCCTACAGGGACAACGGCCAGGTATGTGTATAGGACCCTGGCAAATGCCAGCAAATCGGCTGTAGAGGCCGATTCTACCTTATATCTGGTATCTACAATATCGGACAACACCACAACAACATTAAGCGATACAGTGACAGACGCAGCAGCAGTAGGGAATACGGCTTGGGCTACTAGCGGGAAATCCGTGGCCACACCTCCTACAGGGAAATATTGCAATATTAATAAGGAAAGATTGTGGGTAGCAGGGAATACGACATACAATTCAACCGTATATATGTCAGATGATGGCAACCCGGACTTCTTTGACGCGGACGACTTTTATCTTATAAGGGCCGACGATGGAGACTCTATCACGTTCCTGAAGACATTCAGGGGGATCTTGGTTATAGGTAAGGATGGAAGTATACAGCACCTTTACACAGACGGCCGTTTCACAGCGGATTGGTATGTAGACGATCCGGTGTCTTTTGTAGGGTGTCCGGCTCCTTATTCTGTGGATACGTCACCTAAAGGGATTGCTTACCTTGCTCGTAAAGGGCTATATTTATATAATGGCGTGTCTTCTAAGCTAATATCTGACGCAGTAACGCCGGAGATAAACGATATATCGCATACAAATATAGGCAACGTTTACGGGATATATTTTAACAATGAGTACAGACTTGCTTATAATTCTACGGCATCCGGTGTAGCGCATAACAATAGAGTGTTAATGTACGATTTTATAAGGGATGCTTATGTCTTAGACACTATGGATGTTAATTGTTGGGAAGTGTTTAACGCAAGTACGGACACAGGGGTTATACATTTAGGGTCCTCTAACGCTGACGGCATTATTCAGGGGACGTCTTATGAGGCCCCATTTTTGAATATTCGGTATAAGAGTGAATTTGATTCAGGAACTTTTGATGATACTCGCACTACTGGGAATGAAAATTTTCCGGTAATATCATTGGGGTGGGATTGCACTATTGACACATGGTTGACAGAGCTTCAGACCAAAAACGCTAACATTAGCACTATAGACGATATTGGGACTTATTTGCCCGATTCGATAATTGATCGGCCAGATACAGACGGAACGTGGGTAAGTGAGGCGTATTATATTAATGCAAGCGTTTTGGATAAATTGTATTGGAATGAAACACTAGGCGCTACTGGCGACGTAACTTTTCAAATACGGTTAGATTCGGATAGCGACCCGTCAGATCAAAGTTACGAAACGGCTGTTACAGACCCTAACGGATCTGATATGTCGGGTATTACGGCGAATGATTATATCCAGTTTAGAGCAAACCTTTCAACAACTGACGTAGATTTTTCGCCAACATTGTATCAGGCCGATGGGTTTGTGTTCCGGCTTACTTACGAGAGGGTGGGGTCTACTAAGGAAACGTCTGTAACGAGTTTATATCGTACCGGTTGGACAGATTTCGACATTGAAGGATATAAGAAAAAGATTATACGCATCAAAGTTTATTACAGCGGCACATCGGGAACTGTTAATCTTAATATTATAGGCGATGATGGGGATTTAGATCGTGATATAGAGATAGATTTATCTGTTGAGCCGGATTTTGCTCTTGATGATGAATATGCAGGTGATAAGGATTTGAAGGTGTTCACATATTGGGCGCCCGCGAATAGCGAAGATGAACCGTCTTTAATAAGCGAATTATTTCAGCTATTAATTACGGAGAACGGAACGGTTTCGTGGGAAATATCGAAGATCCAATTTATGTTTTCAGTCGAGGAGATTTACTAAATAATGATTAAAAGATTATTTATCATATTAATGGCTATTTTCTTTGCAACCCCAGGATTTTGTGGGCCCGCGCTTACGGGATTTGATCCTGAAAAAGATCTCCATATTCTCAATGAGCGTTTGCGTAAACTTGAACAGGCAGTGCTTTATGGTAGGTTAAGATCGTCTACAACTGATGATACGTTAGGATTTTTAGATACAAAATTAGACGATTTGGCTTTAACTTCTATTCGAGGATGGAGTCAAGATATGACGTTTAGCGCTACAGACGAAGATACGGTTGCATGGACATCGGGAACAATCACCATGGCAGACGGGTCTACCACTTACAGTATTGACGCAGGGAATACCGGAGATATATCAGCTTTAACTTATATCTATTTAGATACAGACACATCTTCAACAGTATTGCAGAAAACTACGACATCCGGTACAAGCGTGGGAAGCAACAAAATCCTTATAGCTGTAGCCGAGGACGTGGCTGACGCTACAAAATTTGCTACTTATCAAGTGTTTGGTGGTGCGGGGGGAATCGGCGGAACGCTTATAACTGCGGATAACATAGCGACTGATACCCTTACAGCAAATGAAATAGTCGGAAACACAATTACTGCGGCCGAAATTGCAGTAGGGACAATTACTGCTACGGAAATCACAGGCACAACCCTCTCTGCCATCTATGCGGATTTAGGCACTATCACAGCGGGATCTATTACAGGTCTTACTGGTGATATAGCAGGATGGAATATGGTATCGGGATATTTATATAATCTACAAAGTGGGACACCAACGTCTACGCCTAGCGACGGGATGGTATTAGCGTCGGGGAACGAGGCGTTAATATGTTATGAAGACACAGCGAAACGGTTAGAAGTTGGGTATCTTTCGTCAGGGGTATACGGACTTAAAATATACGATACCGGCGGCAGTAATGTTGTGTTTGAAATATCAGATACGCAACAACTTTTTAGTGGATGGACTGTTAGCGAAACTTCTCTTATAGGCGGCTCGGGGGCTACTACGATAGGCCTGCTTCCGGGTACAGGGATCCATATGGGCGATGCTACTTTTGGATCTTCGCCATTTCGGGTTACTAATGCAGGCGCATTGACCGCTACAAGTGGCACAATTGGTGGATTTACGTTAGGTGCAACAACTCTTACGACAACTAATCTTACCATAGATAGCGGAAACGAGTTGATTAAGAGCAACGATTATGTTTCTGGCGCATTAGGGTCAGGGTGGCAGATAGACGCTAATCAAGCAGAGTTTAATAATATACGCGCGCGGGGGAAGATAACGACTTCGGCGTTTGAAACGGCTGTAATATCAACGGTGGGTGGGAATTTGCTTATATCGCATGATACCGATATATTAAACGCTGATATGACGGCCTTAGACGCTTCTACGATAACGATTGATGGTGATGTGACATTCGCTGTAGGGGATCATTTAAGAATTAAAGACGGCACAGATGATGAGTGGATAACAGTTGCAGGCGCAGGCTCAGCGCCAGTTTATACGATTACAAGAGATCAGGATAGTCAGTATGGAGCAGATTCAAACCCTATATGGACATCAGGGACGGCAATAGCGAACTTTGGACAATCAGGTGATGGCGGTATATTTATGACGGCCTCTGAAACTAATGCGCCTTATATAGATGTTTACACAATTACCGCGACTCCTTGGAGTTCCGGCATAACAACTCGTATGCGTATGGGAAATCTTAATGGATATTTAGATTACTCATCTGATTTGTATGGCATAGCAATGGGGTCAAGTGCGGCTAGTCAGGGCAATATGACTTATGACACTACGAATGGATTAAGGCTTCGCACAGCTACAACAGATAAAATTGTTTTGGATAATTCTGGGAATGTTTATATAGCAGGGACAGTGACTATTGGCGGAGCCTCTGGTGTGTTGTCTTCTTCGGTTGATGGGTGGAAGCATGCTAGTGATAGC